CATTCCCCGCGTTCTGGTATCTAGTTACCGATTTATTTTACTAAGCTTTCAGTCAAAGCTTCTATCTAGACAATAATCTCAACCATCAATCAATTGTCAGTTGACATTCAACTACTATAACATTTGTTATATCTTTATCCGATCCTATTCCATCACAAGATATACAGTTGTATTTTCTTATTGGATTATATATTAGGAATAGCATTTGCTATATATATATATCCTTTTGGTTTAGTTCTTTTCTGTTTCTCGAGTAAGATTATTGTAATTACCCCGTTGGTTAATTTCAGTAAGTCTAACCCGACTTGTTGTGTTTGTTTGTCTTACGTAAACTCTCCATCTTCCCATATATTGATTACGAGTACCTTTCTCATTCACCATTTTGTGTGGGCTTTTTACGTCCTATTCACGTGTTATTATTGTTTATTATTTACGTCGATCTACCCCTCGCTATCATGTGTTTTTAATTTAAATTTACGGCCTTAAAATGATCAAAATAGTAGCTTTCTACTCGAATGTGCTTTTACTATGGGAATCTCCTGTCCGTTGACAGGTTCGCAACATTTATCTTTTTAAAATACCACCTTCTTCTGCAAAGTATCCCCCGACTTTGTTTCGTTTTCGCTATCAGAGGAGAAATAAAAACTATTGATTATTTTCCAACTTCAGAGTCAATACCCGTTGTTTGTACCGGACGGCTTAAGAACCCGTGTTTTTAGGTGTAGTCTAGATAATTTCTGAGAGAGTAATAACATCCTCAACCTTAATATTATTCTCTAGATTAATTATTGTTTTTTAGTAGAGCAAGTTTTTTCGGAAAAACTGCTTAGGTTGTGTGTTTCACAACTGGGCTTAGTTTATATTTGATTTTTTACTATCCATATAATGGTATTGTTCTGTTTTTATGGGGTTAGATCTTATTTTATATATTCAAGTACTTACAACTTCCCTCCGCCGCAAGGCATGAATTCCAATTCAATGAGCATCAATACAAACAACAGTTCTATCTCTCAAGCAGTATCCACGGCTGACGTAATCGTGGTTGTTATTTTTATTTGTTGGTGTTTATTTTCGTGTTGTTTTACAGCTTTCTTTACTTTCTTCTTTTTAGTGCTTAACAAGAACTTTAATTTGCAATATCAATTTTATCGTAATCTTTATCCACTTTCATTGTGGCGCACTTTGTTTAATGTTCGTTATTTTTTGTGTTTTACTGCAAGTTTACAATATTGTTTTTGGGAATTTACTTCCGATTTGTGTCACTTATTTGTTTTCATTGCACGTGTCTTTTACCGTGTAAAACAAACTGGCCTTTTTCGGTTAATTTGGGCGTTTTTCCTATTTTATATTATGTTTACTGGTGAGGAACGCTTTTGGCGTCAGGATGATTATTTTTATTACATTTGGCTTTTAGGCTCTTATGTAGCTTTTACTTATTGGCGAGATCCTATTGTTCCTCAAATGGATGTTGGACTTAGTCCTCATTACGATTTTGGCTATAATTCTCCTGTTTTACGTACGGATTATCCCACTCTCATCCGTATTGCGCTCAATCTTTTTACAGGTCTCATTCTATTGTACTTCGCACCAACTTATACCATATCCATATCGATTATACAACGTTTTTTCCGAGATTATCTTAATAATATGGATTTTTACTATCGTTTTGTTGGACCCGTTTTAGAGGAGTTTATGAAATACTCTTGCCCATCAACAATTTTCCCTCTCATGTTGGCCGAGTTTTTGCATTATAATTCTTTCTCACGTATTGGTGTTGGCTTATTTCATCTTTTCTTATATCGTTTAAACTCTCTTTATCTTGCGATTCCATTACATATTTGCCATAACGTTTTTTGCACTGATCTTTTTCAACTTACTATAAGACCCTTAATTGGCGAATTAGTGGAAAATGGTGTTGCCATAAACATGTATTATACCGTTTTTCAGAATATATTTTCTTCAGTAAGTTTGCGTGCTTTGGTAGGCAATTTGACCGCATTTTACCGTTTATCTTTTCCTAATTTTGACTGGGAGGATATTGATGTCGAATTTTATTTAGCAACTATTAAACGTTTCTTTGCATTGCAATTTGATTGTCTTGTCGTTGCCACTATTGGGGAGCCCCGTTTTGATACTACCGCAGTTGGGGATTTGTTTGATTTTTTAGGTCAACAAATCTCTGATCTTAATATTTCGTTTACGAAACTGTGTGAATCAATCACAATGTCACCCCAACGTTGGGCTTATACTAAGAAATTTTGGAAAGAACTTATGAATATCAGTTTTTTGCCATTATTTGCTATGTTGGGTGTTAGAACTTTACCACCAGTTTTCAATCGTTTAGTTGAGACCATACATATGTCTCATTTGAGTGTGCCCACTGTTATTTCAGAGGTGTGGCGACTCTTTTCACTTTTTGTTCGTGGTGGTGCTAGTATTTTAACCGGTGATGACTCTTATTTAATCTCAAATTTGACGGGTTTCGACGCATTATCTGTTGAAATAGACGTTTTATTGTCAAGCCCTGGTTGGGTTTCTAAAGAACGTTATGACATGAATGAATACATGGGACGTGTTAACAAGTTATTACGTAATGCGCAACTTTATTATAGTTCAGCTCCGGAAAAGAGTACGGAGCGCGCATTCATTAGGTCATATATGGTTAAGCTTGAGAAAGAGCTTTTACGTATTGGGGTGAAAGGTATTGTTACGGAACCACGTGTTTGCCCTGTCGGTTTGGAATTTTACGGTTCAGTTGGTATTGGTAAAACCACAGTTGTGGAACATATCATTAAAACTATTATGAACTTTTTGAAATTGCCTTTCTCGAATTCGTCTATTGGTTATTTGACGGATGAAAAATTTGAATCCAACATGGGGCCCGAAAATTTTGCGGCCGTTTATGATGATTATCTCAAACATGTGGCAGAAATTGTAATTGCACAGGGATCCGATAGTTTTGCGGGTCGTCTCATTAAATACATTAACAATATTATGTGTTTTTTGAATCGTTCAGAAAGCGATGAGAAGGGTGTTTTCGTTTTCCGTGGACCTTTATTTATATCAACTACGAATACTCCTCTTCATAGGTGGCATGGTTTACCACATATTACTACAGAACCGCAATCTTTGTTGCGAAGACAACATTCCATTCATGTACAGCTTCGTCCTCAGTTTTCGGTTAATAAACGTTTGTCAAATGTTGATGGAACAAATGATTATTGGGATTTTACTATTTATACGTATAACATTGAGACAGGCGTCATGGATTGTATTAAAATGTGTAGGATGTCAGGTTTAATACAATTTATCATTTTTCGTCTTAAGGAGAACCAGAAGGACTTTGAACGTATAAAGTCTTTGCCAATTAAAGAGCTGTGTGCTACATGTTACTCTAGTGACAAACCTTGTGGGTGCGAGGTTCCTATCATTTTGGGTGACGCTCATGAAAATCACCTTGATCACAAGTTAACTGCGGATAAATTCTCAATTACAAAAGCCTTAACTGGATCATTACTTACCAGTCGTTTGAGCGTTAAAGCCCGTGAACAGAATCTTATTATCGAGTCCATTGCCCTTCTTTTATTGGGTTATTATTTGGATACGATTTATCAAGGTTTGTGGCGAAGAATGGCGGATTATTACTTTAACAAGTTGGTAGAGCGTTATGTTGTCACATTATATTTTCGATTGCACACGACTTTGGGTCGTGCTAACCAATTACAAGTGGCTATGGCGTCTCGGTTATCTTTACACCGTTATCGTTTAGAGTCTTATGTTAAGGACATGCGAGTTTACAAGTTCTTTATGTCGGAAGGTTTTATGAAAATGGCTATTTTCTTTAAGGTAACGGTCACAAGTTTGGCTGTGGGTGGTTCTGTTTTTGCAATTTATAAATACTTCAAGGCCGATGATAAGTTTGAACCCACTGCTGAGGGTGCTGACGGGTTAATGCGAAGTGTGATGGAGCTTAATCCACCGGACGTTCGTCGAGTTCGAAAAACTTATCCAGACGATTTCAAGTTGCACTTACCTAAAGCGTCAATTACAACTAAGACTGAGGTTTTGTTGGAGTTGGTATCTAAGAGTGTTCGTTGGTTTTCAGTTCGACTTACGGATGATGTCGATGATTCGGGACAACAATGCACTGGTTTTTTCTTTTCGGCGAACCATTTTCTCATCCCAAAGCATATAGTGAGTGAAAAGTTCTGTTACACCATTAAAAATTGCTCTAAGTTGGAGACTCATTTGCCAGGGTTTGGTGAAGAGACTGATGTACGTGTTGGTGAGGGTGCTTGCCTTTATTTAGTCCCAGATGTTGACGCTGCGATCGTTTATCAACCAAGACGATCACCCTATAACGTTTCTATGCCCAAGTTCTTTCTCAAAGTTGCACCCCCTTTAGGTTTTACCTGTAAGGTTATAATCGTGCTTCCTCAAAATTACACCACTGTTAAAGGGCAGAGTGTTGGTTTGGTTCCTCCGTTACGTGCCAATTTGACTGTTACGTCGAATCCAGGTGTTTTTATTGCCGATAGGTGGCAACGCCCAATGGATGCGTCTCATTTTTACCGAATTGATGTTGAGGTTAGTAAGGGACACTCAGGATCGCCCGTACTTGGTTTTATTGATGGTACCGCTGTGATTTTGGGTATTGTCGTTGCGACGTCGGTTGGTAATGGGGTGTCGTTGGTAGCGCCGTTGTTGTGTACAGATCTCAAGTCAATAGGTCCAGCAGGTGAGCCTTATGTGGCGACTTTTTATGATGAGTGGGAGCAGGAGAAACCTAAAGGACAGGTTTTAGGCCCTTTATTGGCGAGGAGTGATTACGTACAAACGGGTAAGTTTATTGGTCCTGATTGGAACCCAATTCCCTGGCAACCATTTGGTACGTTGGATCCTGGTTTGTCTTTGAGTAAGAACACTAAGATGGAACCCACGCCTTTTTTGGAGGATGTGCGTGAACATTTTCAGTGTGGTAAGTGGGCGCCCGCACAACCTAGTTACGTTGGTCCGAACGAGTGCGTTTCGTATAGGACTGATCCTTGGCGGGAACGAATTGTTAAGTCTGGTCAATTATCGCATGAGTACAACATGATGGTTGGAATGCGCGTGCTCGAGTCGTTTTATCACGACCTTGATCAGATTGAGGTTAAGGAACATGTACACCCTTTGGATATTGTCACTGCGTTGAATGGTGATCCTAAAAGTGCGCATACTGGTCGTGTTAATTTGAAAGCATCAGCGGGTCCTTATTACGAAACTTTGCAAAAAGACCAGGTTATTTTTGACATTCCGGGTGATCCACATATTATCCCCGGCGCATTACTTTTGGAGCGTGTAGAACGTATATTGGAGTGTGCCGCCAATAACAAGTTGCCAATGTTTGTCATTAAGGACACCGTCAAGATTGACGAAGTGCGGGATGAGGCTAAAATTCTCGCAGGCGGTACCAGAACTTTGAACGTTTTCAATATGCATGCCTCTTTAGCGTTGCGCATGTACATTTTACCAATTATCGAATTTGTGTATTCGAACTTCAATACCTTTGGTATCGCTGTGGGGATGAATCCCCATGGTTCGGATTGGCGAAAAATATTACTCTGGCTTTGTGATGTTCATCAGGCCTTGGTTAAGGATGGGGACTTTAAGTGGTATGATTTGACCCAAAACGAGTGTATCTCAATCATTACTATGGCTATGACGATTGCTGTTGGTGTTAAGTTAGGTTACACGGACCGAGAGGTTGATATCTTGCGCATTTTGTTATTTGCGGAGATGTACGGTATACATTTGACGAAAAACGATGCCGCCTTGATTTATGCGATTTTATGCACAGGAACAATTACTACCACATTAAAAAATTGCTTTACAGTCATCGCCGCTTATAAATACGTTTTAATTCGTGTCGTACCAGTTCCGGTCGAACGTTTGTGGAACAAGGAGTTTCGCTTAGTGGTGTTTGGTGATGATCATTTGAAAGCTGGAACTGCGTCTCTGCGTGAGATTTTAACATATTCTCTAATCCTAGCTGGGATGAAGGAACAAGGTTTGCTATATACTAGTGCTACCAAATCAGCGGATAACGTTTGGGTTACGCCATTTGATAGTAGCATTTCGTTTTTGAAGCGAGCTTTTCGTGTTATTAAGGTCCGAGCGGACTACGCAAGTGAAGGTAAGGGTAGGGTGATGTTGTTGGCTCCGTTGGATTATAAATCCGTTTTTAAATCCTTGAGCTGGTATTGTCCGTCGGTAGCTTTCGACGATGCCAAGGATCAATGGGCGTTGATCTTGGAAAACGCACAAAAGGAGTCATGGCTTCATGGTTATGAAGATTTCGATTCTATGACGATTTTTTTGGATGCGTTGTGTGAGAAGCACGGGTGCTATTATAAGCGACATACTTATGGTGATTTGTTTGCTGCTTATCAAGGTGGTACTTTTACTTCTTGGAATTCCTGAGGGGCATTCGGTCCTCAATATGACTTAAAACTATAGTGTAAATCCCTCAATGGGCCGGTCTGATTTAGCAAATTTTGATCGTGTGCTATGATTTTTATTCTGTGTGAACTGAAATAACGGCGGGAGTCTCATTCCACGAAGCGATGATGTTTGAGATTTAACGAAGTTTAGAGAGGCATAAGCGCTCTAGTGTTCTTGTACTTCTAATGCAGCCCATTACAACAAGAATCCGTGCTAAACCCAAGGTGTATCTATACGAGAACTAGATAGGAAAATGCCGTTTGATTGTACGAGCATCTTACGTTTAAAGGTATGTAAGTTTTAACGAATTGCCACAACTCTCCAAGACGCGGCTTCCAAGCCTATTAGTAACAACACGAATGATACCAGTGTTGTTGAAAGTGATGCGTCTATCACTAAATTTGATGGTATGACTGATGTGTTAGTGTCCGGTGTTAATGGACCCCCAACTTCTGGTTTGAAGAATACAGGCTATGCTGATGTGATTGACTTTTTTAAACGTCCCCAATTGATTGGGACGTATAGTTGGTCTGCAGCATCTGTCTATACTTTTTATTCTCCAGCTGGTTTATGGGCGGAATTACCACCTGTTTTGCGTAAACGTATTGGATATGCGGGATTTAGAGGAAATCTTCATTTAAGATTTTCTTATTCTGCTATGCCTTATTATTATGGTGAGATAATTTGTGCTGGACATCCATATGTAGCGCAAAATCATATTGATGCTGCTCATTATTCCTTGACTAGACTTTCACAGACGATGAATGTACGCTTGCGTCCTAATAAGGAAGCGATAGCAGAGTTAGTTATTCCTTATAGTTATGGGAGACCTTTTATGCGAAATATGAACGTGAATGATTTTAATGCGGCCTTTTCTTTAGTCATTACGCCTGTTGCCACTCTTCAGAGAGCGGATCAGGGTACTGTTCAAAATATTCCGGTTAATATATTTGCTTGGTTTGAAAATGTAGTGTTGACGTCTCCTACCGTTTTTATTGCCACTTCAGATGATGTTGAATCAAAGATCTCTTCAAAGATGTCTCGTTATGCGAGAATGGTTGGAATGTTAGGGGACGTTCCAATGATAGGTCAATATGCATCATATGCGAGTGGTGCAATGAGTACTGTGTCCACTATGTTGAAAGCTTTTGGGTACTCTAAACCCACCGATACTTCTACGATGGGGATTATGGTTCCAAGATCGCTTGATAATTGTTCAGTTGTTGATGTAGCTGATAGATCAAGGAGTTTGGCCATGTCCCAATACCAATTTCATGATGTGGGCGGTTTATATCTTTCCGATAATAAAAAAGATGTTTTGGCGATAAGCACTATTTGCGGTATTGAATCCATAATTAGTAATACTACCTGGTTACAAAGTTACACCACTGGTACTGTCTTTATGACATTTCCAGTAAGTCCTAGCATTTTTATTTCAAATGCTTCGATTTACTCGGCACCAGCTGTGACGGTTCCAGCTCTTTATCATAATTATTGGACGGGTTCACTTATTTATAGAATTAGTGTGGTCAGTTCGGTGTTTCATAGGGGCAAATTACTAATTTATCATTTTCCAGACAATTTTGCTACACCTACCGGAGATGTCATTTATGGTAATAGTCCTTCTTGTGTGTTGGATATTTCCACTAATACTACCGTTGATTTTCAGGTGCATAATTGTGATGTTAATGGTTATTCAACTACATCTCCTTTTGTTTTCACTGGTTTGACTGGTGGTTTGGGTGGTGTTGCGTGCCCTTCTGGGTTGCTTGTTATTGCGGTTGATACCCCTCTAACCAGTATTGGAACTACGACGAGTGTCCAAGTTACTGTTGATATTAGAGGGGGACCTGATTTGCGTTTCAATAGTCCAGCCGACAATTTCTCAACTTTTTATCAATTTGTTGCAACTTCTTTGGCAGTATCTGATGAACCAGATGTTATCCCGCTTTGTGTTTTGAATGAACCTTTAATGGATTATTCTACACTTGATGGGCCAATGTTCGGTGAGTCTTGTTTTTCGTTGCGTAATAATATTAAGAGATATACGCTTGAGACGTATTCTCCCTTGAATCAAGGAAATGCGGCTAACGCCGCAGTTTCTGGTGGTTTGTTTGTTATGGATTTTGTAAAAGGACCAAGTTGTCAAACTGGTCCAACCACAGCAGGCAATCCCATCACAGGGATTATAAATTACCAACAATATTGCAATTCAACTTTTTCAACAATTGCTCAATGTTTTGGCACGTGGCGTGGTTCAACAAGGTATAAGTTTGTCCCTACAATGGGTGGTTCTACGACCACTATTGGGGGACCTACGACGTTAATGATGATAGCGCAGAATTTTATGGGCGGTACCTCCAGTACAGCTCCTATATCCTACGTTTATAATTATTTGACTCCATTTAACAATAACACTTCCGTAGCTACTGCTAGAACCATATTTAACTTAACTTATACGATGGGCATGTTTGAAGGTGGTACCATTTCTTATAATGAACCACTTGAAATCACAGCTCCGTCTAAGGTTAACTCATTATGTCAAGCTACGCAGAATTATGTAGGTGTCGGGTCAAACACGGATTTTGTACGGTTATCGATTCTTTCGAGGAATGAAAGTTCTCCAGAGCAAGGTATTTTTGTATACAAAGCTGCTGGAGATGACATGCAATTCTTCAATTGGATAGGTTTTCCTACGTTCGTGTCGTCTGTTTTAACCAATTCTTTGGTTGTTAACAACATCAC